TTCTCGCTTTGGGTGCGAGAGGTCCGGGGTTCAATTCCCCGTTGTCCCCTTTTTTATCTATTTTTGTTTTTTTTTAATTTTGTTTTTTTTAATTTAGTTTTTTTTAATTTAGTTTTTTTTTATAAAAAGAATATATTATATTAAATTATATGAATAATTATTCTTATTGTAAAAAAGATTTTAAAGATGAAATGAATAATAAATATGAAAATTATTTAAATGATCGTGAAGTAAATAAAGTTATACAACCACAAACTGAAAATATGAATAAATCTGATAATAATCAAAATAATAATCAAAAACAGAAACAATCATCAAAAGAATATGATAAAGAAGAATTTTTAGAAGAAATTATGAGAATGCATAATGATATATATTTTAATCCTTACAAAATATTAGAAATTGATAAGGAATATACTCCAGAATCATTAAAAGAAAAATATAAAGAAATGGCTATGAAACATCATCCAGATAGAGGCGGTGATACCGAAGTATTTCAAGAAATTACTAAATCATATATATATTTATTAAAAAAATACAAGGAGAATATGCCAGATAAACAAATATTTGATATGAAAAATGAATTTGAAGAATTTACTAAACAACAAGAAAATAACAATAATATACTAATGAAAGATAGAAATTTTAATTTAAATAATTTTAATAACATGTTTGATCAAAATTTTACTACTTCTAGTAAAGGATATGAAGATTTTATGAAGAATGGTGATACAGCACAAAAAAACGAAGCAAGCAACTCATATATTTTTTCTGATAAATTTAATCTATCTATATTTAATAAAATTTTTAATACGACTAGTAAAAAAATGAAAAAAGATACTGTTGCTATTTATAAAGAACCAGAAACAGTATTTCAATCAAATAATGGTTTCTCTGAAATAAATGGTGATGATGAATTAGAAGATTATACATCTGGTTTTACATTTGATAAAAAAATGCACTATACTGATTGTAAAAGAGCATATACTGCTCCCGAGGATGTGAGTAATATTGATTTAGAATCATTTAATAGTTTAGATGATTTAGAAAAACATCGTAGTAAAATATCTTATAGTATGAATGATGATGATACTCAAAAATATAATAAATATTTAGAATTACAACAAATAAAAGAATTACAAAGACAAAAAAAGGTAGAACGCACTGATTTAAATATATTAAAAAAATACAAAAAATTTCATAATGTTATGATTGAAAATACCTAAATTATTTTGCGATTTAGAATAGATAAAATATTATTAAATATTATTAAATATATATTTAAAATTGATTTAAATATATATATATAATATAAAAGAGAACAATGAATTTTTTATTAAAATCAAATGTAAATGAATCATCATATCCTACAAATGAAAAGGATTGGAAACCATATTTTCAAAAATTAATTCAAGACTCTAAATATTTAGATACATCTATTGTAAATGGTATTAGAAGATATTCAATTAGTAAAATTAATACAGTAGCATTTGATTATTCTCCTACACCAATGTTAAAAGAATATATTTATTTTGATAAAAATAATTCTAACATGAACAATGATTTTATTGGTCATCGATTAGGATTATTACCTAATAGAATAGTTGGCGTGAAATATTTATTATTAATTTATAAAATTTTAATTAGTCATACTGATACACTTAATAAAATTTTAAATTTATTAAAGGATGAAAAAAATAAAAATACATGTATTAAAATGTTAAAACAAAATTTAAAACTTAATGATAATATTGATTTAATTTCAAAAATTAAATTCTATATTTCAGAAAAAAATGAAAATCTTGATGTTATGCCAATTACTTCTGAACATATTAAAATTGCTTTTATGGATCCAAATAATCCAGAATCAGAAATAAACTTACCCGATGTAAGTGCTTTTAATGAAATTTTTAAATTATATGAAGAATATAATCAAATAGAAGAATCTATTTATTCAGATCTATCTTATAATAAACTTATTAGATTAACATTTCCATTATTTAATTTTAAAGAAGAAAATTATGGTGTTCTTCTATGTAAATTAAAAAAAAATGAAACATTACGTTGTAGAATGTATTTAAATATCGGTAATGGTGAAAAACATTCACGATGGTCGGTTGTTAGTCCTTGTACTTATTCATTTGAATTAGATCCAGTTTTAATTAATGATATTTTACTTAAAAAATGTCAAAAAATTACAGTTACTAATGCGAACAAATTAATACTACTTGAATCTGAATTAGAAAAATTAATTGGTAGTGAAAATAATGAATTATTAGAAAATTTAGCTAATAGATATAATAATATGAGTGAATTTACATTAAATCCTACAAGTATTAAAGAAAAACAAGATTTATTTGAATCAGAATTATTTACAAAACTAGATCAGAGCAAACAAGAAATTGTTACTCAATTTATATCTGAGAAAGATAAATTACTAAATACATTTAATAAATGTGATAAACAAAGATATTTTAAGGGTAAAGAGGAATTTGAATTATTTAAGCGTGAATTTAATTTATATATTGAAAGTATTGGATATTATAATTCAGAAAGAATTTTATATAAAACATATAAATTACTAATGAATGATGTTATTGATATTTGTGATAATATAATTTATTTATTTAAAAATTATAGTAATTATCCATTAAAAAATAATTTAATTACAATTGATGAAAGTGATAAGATTGAAAATGGTATAGATATACTATTTAATAATAGTAATCATGCTATTGGTAATATTTTAACATCATATATTTATTATTTATATGACAATTCAGATATTAAATATATTGCTTATAAAATGGTTCATCCTTTAAAACAAGAAATGATAATGACAATTGGATTAGAAAATAGAGAAAATGTAAATACTAAATTATATACAATTTTTAATAATCTTAAAAATATATTTTCAAATATGAAATTAGAAAATTATACTAATTAATTAAAATATAGAAATAGACATAGAAGTACAAAAAATAGAAACAGAAATATTAAATAGCATTATTAAAAATAAACATAAAATAATTATAAAATATTTTTTTTTTATATTTTATTAAGTAAATGGAAGAAGACACAATTATAATAAAAAAAATTTACATAAATGATTATATAATTAACAAATCATTAGTTAAAACCTCATTATATAATTTACTATTAAATACATTATCTAATAAAATTTATAAAACTAAGAAAATTCATTATAAAATAACTAACATACTAGATAAAATAGATAATATTAGTAAAGATTATAAAAATGAAAAAATTTTTAACTTATCATATCAACAATTTAACCAATATAATATAAAAACAGATTATAATAAAAATACATTCAATAAAAAATGGATTATTCCTATGGTGAATGAAAAAAAAACTCTTAACCAAAATAATGTACTTCTTCATAGATACAAAAATTATATAATAGATTCATCAAATCTTTTGTTAACTTATGAAGAAGGAGAATTAAAATATAATTCAGAATTATTCAATGATTATCCTACTCAAAATCATTTTCATGATGAAACTACTACAGAATATAAAAAAATGCCAGTATGTTTATTAGGAAATTCTACATTTGAAGAAGTATATGTTTTAGATGAAAAACAAAGTATTTACAATATTGATAATCCTACTGAAGTTAATGCTTCAAATTCTAATTGTAAAGTAATAAGAATACCCGAAGATGGAACAGAAACTATGTATATACATTCTAATAATAATTTAAAACGCGGTCCTTCATCTGATACTAAAATATATGACAAGGAGATTAGAAATACTTTTAATGAATTACGAAATGTTCTTAAAAACGAAAATATAAATATTAAACAATTTCTTATCTTGAATCCCCTTAAACTTTTACATACTAATTATAACATATCACTTGGGAATACTATATCATATTTAGGTGATATTATTTATAGAACAAATGTTAATATTGATACTATTATAAATAATAGTATAGAACAATTAGAAAAAACTGGTTCAATTACAGATAAATCAAGTAATACTATAGATTATTATATAGTTGATAAAAAGGACTTTAATAATGAGTATAAAAATGAAAAAGGGTATTTATTTGATTATTTAAAAATTATTAAAAATTTGAAAAATTATGATAATATTTATTCTATAAAAATCTTAAAGTACATTTATAATATTTTCGGTTATGACTTAAATAAAATACCATATTGCTACATTAATTATTTACAAGATATATTACAAGATAATATTAATTCATATATAGATAAATTCTCCTCATTTAATTTAAATGTATTTGAAGCATTTAAATTATATAAGGATTCGAAAGAACTAACAAATGATACTATAGAATATATTAAAAACTTATATAAACTACCATCATTATCATATAATCCAAATGATACAATTTATAATATATTATATGTAAATACTTTTGATAAGGGACTTTTATATTATTCACAATTATATTTAGATCTATATATTAAAAATCATAAGTCTGTTAAATATAATGAAGTTCCTTCTATTGAATCAATACCCGAAAATGATTTATGTAAGAATTATAGAATTGTTAAAATCTATAAATCAGAATCTGAATTTAATGAAGATACTTTTAAATTAGTTGATAAACATTATTCACAAGAAAATTATTTAATCGAATATGATGATTTTATGTATTTATTACAACAACCATTAACAAATATAAATCAACTCAAGTCACCATCATTTATGATTAATAAAGAAATAAAAATAGATCTAGCTACAAATAAATTAGATAAAGATAAATATAATAAAACTGATATAGTTGAATTAACAGAAGAAAATTCTAATAGTATGATTGAATTTTTTACCCAAAATAAATTATATTTACACAATTTATTACTTAATAAAGATATATTAGATGAAGATATTTTATATAATAAGGTAATTTCATTTAAATATAAAAGCAAACATTATGTTCAAATTCCTTATCAAAAAATGAGTACAAATAATATTGTATTATTCTTAGATACAAATAAACTATTAAACTTTAATTCAACTACAGAAAAACTTACTGATCTACCAACTAATATTAATATTAATAATATTTATAAACAAATTATTGAAAATTGTAAGGATTCTAACTTAAATAAAATAGAAATTAACAATATTAAGAATTTAAATAATTTTTATAATGATTTGAATTCTACTAATATAGAAAAAGTAAATAGAAAAATTAATAATAAGCAATCTGAATTATCTAATAAATTAACATTTTATAACGAACTTTTAAATAAAACTCAAACAACTGTAAAATCTGATATTTATTTTAAAAATATTCCACCATTACATTATTATATTTATAATATTGATAATGCTCTTATGGTTAATTATTTAAGCAAAAAAAATACAAATTCTCTTAAAAAAATATCTAAGACTGAATTAAAAAATATACTCGACTTATCGCCATTTTTAACAGAATATATTAATAAAATTAAGGTAACAGATCAATTAATTGGAGATATTGATGCTAAAAATAATCCAAAATTATGGTCTTCAACACATCATTATATTAATGACTATGAAATAATGCCTTTAATTATTGAAAATGGTGAAAAAAATAATCGTGCATATTATAAATTATGGGAATTATTATTAGATGATAATATTGTTAAAAAGAAAAACTTTCATCTTATATCATTAGCCGAAGCACCGGGAAATTTTGTTAAATGTGTACAAACATTATTACATAGTGGTTGGAATGATTATGTTATTTGCACTAAATTAGATGATAGAAATACTACTACTCAAAATGATTTTTTCGAAGTATATAAAAATCATATTTTCGGGTTCTCACGAGGTAAACTACAATTACCATCAAATCCTAATTATAATGGAGATTTAACTAGTAAAGACGAAATTGAAGCATTTATTAATTATATTACATTAGAAAATAAACAAGCTGATCTCATTACAGCTGATGGTGGTATGGATAAGAAAAATGAAGATGATTTTATGTTTGAAGAATATAATCATTTACCGTTATTTTTAGGTGAAGTTATTGCTGCATTATTTACACAAAAAATAGGTGGTACATTTATTCTAAAAATGTATGATACCATTTATATTAATAGTATTAATTTACTTCATATATTAAGTGCATTTTATAATAAAGTTGTTATTATTAAGCCATATACTAGTAGACCATGTAATTCTGAAAAATATGTAAAATGTTCGGATTTTATTGGTATACCAGATGAAAATAAAGATATAATTAAGAAAAATTTATTTAATATGCTGAAAGATTTAAATAGTTCTGATAAGGATAAAAGTATATATTTTAATATGTTAGATGGTTTCTCTAATATTGAGAAAAATAATGAAAAAATCATAGAATTCAATAATAGTATAGTTATTAAAACTCGTGCATTATATACAGAACATATATATGATATATTATCTAGAAAAGATAAGGAGGAAATAGAATTAATTAAAAATTATTTTGGTAAAAATAGTAACAATCTAAAAGTATTATTATCAAGTGAAGATAATGATAAAAAGGGTTATTTTACAAAAAAAATAGAAAATTGTATTAGACTAGCATTAAGTTTAAAACTAAGTAATCAACCATTAAAACAAGAATATATCGAATTCTACAAATTAATTCGTGATTATAAAAGTAAAACTAAAAATATAAATATATATCCTCCACACTTTTCTGAAATTAAAACAATTGAATCTCAAGAAAATATATCCTTAAGAACTACTAAAATAGTTGATTATGTTAAAAAATATTGTATCGTATTCACTAAACCCGGAGAACATAAAATGTTAGATCAAAAAATATTATTTTTAGTCGAACACTTTATTTTAGATAAAAATATTATTGATATAAAACATAATACATTACAAAATATTAAATTACATTATAACAATTTACATAAATTATATCCGTTATTAAAAGATATATGTAGATTAAATGATATTTCTAAAGAATTTAGTTTATATCATGATAATAATAATATTATTAGTTTAATAAGAAATTTCCAAAATAATCTACGCCTTATACTTGGATATTATTTATGTAAATATACATATATTCCATTATTCCCTAAATATAAAGTATATGAAAATGTAGAAGATCAAATTAAAGAATGTGGTATTAAATATAATGCCCATTATATATGTGTATATTCTGGTGATAAATTAGATAAAGAAGAATTTGATGATTTTATGGGTGAAAATATTCATAGAAGTTTAAATGTAGATATAAATTTAGATGAATTAGAAGATGAATCAGATATTAAAGACACAACTACAACAAAATGTTTAAAAGTAGATACAGTTGATAAGAAAATTTGTGCTTATATTTTGGATTTATTTAAAATAGATAATAATAATAAAATAGATATTATTTCTTTATTAGAACATTTTAAATATACTGAATTAAATGAAATTATAGAAGAAGTAAATACAAATTATAATAAATATCTTACTAAAATATACGAACAATTTGATACACTTTCATTCAGATATGACAGTAAGAATAAAATTAAGAAAAATAAAGCCGGACAAGAGTTGCAATTTTATAAGATGTTTAAGGATAAAAAGAAAAAAGTGAATTATTTTTATATTACAGATAGTGATATTGATGCTAATTTATTAATATATGATAAGATGAAATTAACATATCAGCAAAAATTATTTCCAAATAGTAAAGAACTAAATATTTCAATTGATACACCAATGGATAAAACTCATCCATTAATTTCACATTTATTAGAAATATTTTTGTTAAAACAAGTTTATGAGGATTATATTAATATTATTTTATATAGTTTAATACAAGTTTCAAGACTAAATAATGTTTCATTTGAAAATATATACAAACAATTTTTAGCAAAAGAAGACAAAATAATAAAATATATTTACAATGATATTGATTATCCTTATGAAAAATTTATTGAACAACTAACCAATAAATATAAGGCAAATATACTATTACCAGAAGACTTTAATGAAAATACTACTATTGATGATATTAAAAAATTGAATATTCCAGAAGTAAATGAATTATTAGAGTTTCATATAAATACTGAAAAAAATAATTGGAAAAATACTAATAAAGAGGGACTTAGTAAATTAAAAAATTCTAAAAAAGTAATTGATTTCTTAACTAATATTCAAATGAAAGATAAGAATGAATTATTATTACAACTTGTTATATTTTTCAATACAAAAAAAATTAAAAAAGAAAATCTTTTCAAAAAAGATATAGGATTAAATCTGAAAAATTATATAGATGTTGATATATTCAAACAATTATTTGAGCTAGGATTTGATAAAATTAAAATGAATCATATATTTAATTCTGTAAATAATATTAACAATACTATTTTACATAATAGAGAACAATTATCATCTACTTCTATATTAGCTTATGAAAAAGAGAGATATGTATTACAACCAGATTATGATTCGACCATTTTTGATAAATTAGAACTTATTGATAAAACAATATTTAATAATTTTAAATTCCTATTTTTATATGTATATGAAGATGAAGAACAACCTTATTATGGTTATAAAAGATTATATCAATATGATGATAGAACTAACTTATATAAATGTAAATTTACAAATAAAACTAAAAATACAATTTTGAATGAAATATCTCAGTTATCAAATGAACAAATTTCAGAAATTTATCAAAAAATATTAACTAAAAATAAATTCATTCAAAATAATACTGATTTTGTAAATGTAAATACTTATCAAAAACCACGATTTTCAGAAACTTCTAGTATGATAAATAATATGTTATATAATCTTAATACTATAAATATAGACATATTTTATAAATATCTTACATTATTCTATATTTCTAAAGAATCTACATTAGATGATGACTCGAAATATATTCTTAAAAATATATTAATGAGATTTTATAATGATCCAACCGATAATATTATAACCACAATGAATAATTTTAAAACCGACTTTATGTCATTTATAAAATCTACATCACAAAAACCAAAAATGTTAGAATTTGTAGCACAATTAGAACTATTAGAAAATACATATGATAAAACAATACATGGTTTAATAAATACACTTAATAATGATAATATAAGAACTATTAGTACTAATTTAAATCAACCCATTGATACTTATAAAACAAGACTTATGAATGAGTATAATATAAATGAAATACAAGATACACTATCTATTCATGATTTAATTTGCATATTTAATGATATTAAGAAAACATTATCTTATTTTACTAATTTATCATTTTATAAAAATAGTTTAGATAGAAATGACATTTTTAATAATTTAAAAAGTAAATTTAATAATACAATTAAGAAATTTTATGATAAAACTGAATATGAACGATTAATTAAATTAATACAAACCAATTTCTTTGATTATGATTTATCAGAATATGATATACATCAAATGCAAATTATATTTTTGGATATATTTGATAATTTTAATTTTAATTTACATAATATATTTTGTGAAGATAAATTTAAAGTGGTTTTTAAGAAAACTGTATTATTTAAATTAATTAATAGTATAACAATTAGTTTAGATAAGTTAAATTCAGAATCTTCAGAATTTATTGTATCTGATAAATTAAAAAATAAATTTTATTTACATACAACTGAAACAAATGCATGTAATTTAGAAAAAAGTAAATTAGAAAATATTACATTAGAACAAGACAGAATTACTAATATTGATAAAAAATACAAAAATTTATTCCAATCTATTGTAAATAATTCTATAAAAAAAATCACTAATTATAATAATTTATTATATGAAATCTCTGATATTAGTTTAGATGATGATGGAAAAGATGCAGCAGATTATGAACAAGGAGAACATTTTAATGAAGATTTAGCTCAAGCCGAAGATGAATAAATATAATAATATTCCCTTAAATGTATTTTTTTTTACTTATTTATTTTTTCACTTATTTATTTTTTTTTTTGCTTATATTTATTTTTATATTTTTATATTTTTATATTTTCTTATATTAATTTAAAATATATTTAAAAAGTTATCTAATTATAAATATATGTCTAGTTATATTACTAGTATATTAGATTTATCTAAAATTATTACATCTGTTAGATATAATGATAAACCAGCATCTCAAGTATTAGATCCATTTTCTTGTTTAATAAGATTATGTTTATTAAATTATAAACCACTTGGTACTAAATTAAGCTTTACTAATAATAAAATTGTTTTTCAAGAACCAGATTTCTTACAATCTGCTAAAAGATGGAGTTCGGGTGATAGTAGACAACATATACATAATTTATATAATCCTATATTCAAACTAAATCAATGGTATGATATTAATACGCCACAATTTATATATCTTTTAAATAAATCAAAAACTGGTTTATTACAATTACTTAAATGTTATAATTCTAATGATTCAAATATTATTTCTCATTCTATTAATTATTATATTGAAACAATTAATAATATTTTAGAAAAAAAACAAAATTCTTGTAGTGATCATATTGAACAAAAAATAAGTGAGGGATTTGTTGAAAAAATACACGATGGTTTTAATGAAAAAAACAAAAAAAATAAAAAAAATAAAAATAAAAATGAAGTTACAAATATAGAAGATACAAAAAATAGTTTAGAAAATACTCAAGAAAATACTCAAGAAAATACTATTGAAAACACTATTAGTAATCAACATAATACATTAGATACTGGTAATGAATTAAATGCTAGTACAGATATATATTCAATAAAATTAAGAGATCTATGGAGTTTAGAAGAAATAGATATTATATATTTATTATTAAAACAAATTGATAAAAAATTTGATACATCTAAATTTAATAATTCTCAATCATTAATATTATCTATAGAAGATATATTGATAGGTAAGGATCAGATATTAAATACAATTGTAAATAAAATATCTACATCTTTATAAATTCTATTTGTAAAATTTTAAAAATATTTAATATTAGTAAATATAAATTATAATTTGAATCAATATCATCTGTATGAAATCTCATATAATCCTCTGATCTATTTTTATCAAATAATGTTTGTTTAGTTTTACTTAAACCAAAATCGGCTATATAAAATTCTGGTTTACCATTTTCCATATTTACCAATATATTATTATGATGTAAGTCTCTATGAACTATTCCCTTACTATGCATTTTTTTTATTTTAGCTTCTATTTCCTTCTTATGTTCCTCTGTTAAAATATTATAATTTTGCCATTCTAATAATGCAATTCCTTTAAAATCCATAACAATAAATAATTTTACAACATCATTTATTGATGACATCCAATAATCATATATTTTAGGGGATATATTAGTATCATTTAAAGTTTTCATAGCATTTATTTCACTTACAATATTATCAAGAGCAAAAAAATTATCAAAAGATTTATCTGTAGATAATTTATATTTATTTAATTCTAAAATTTTAATAACCTTATCATCTATTCTATATACACTACCCAAGTCTCCAGAACCTAATAATTCTCCAACATTATATTTAGATAATTTAGTATCATCTAATGGTATTTTATGTTTTAATAAATAAGTTTTTATCTCCTTCGAACTAGCTATATTTTTTTTTTGAATATATATACTAAATAAAGTATCTAATAAAATATTATTTATATTATTAATAGTATTCATAGTCATAGACTTATTACTATCTGCTAGAAGTAGATTATGCTTCTTATTTAAATATTGATTTATTAAATTAAATGTGATACTGTGAGTTTTTTTAATTTTTAAAGCCATATCTTCAATATGCTTAAACATCTTAAATACCATTTGTGAATCAACTGTTTTTTGTGTGAATTTATTATATTTTTTATTTAAATTCATTAATGATTTTTCTATATATTTATCTATTTCAACATTGCCACCATATATTTTTTTAGCATCTAAATATTTTTTTTTATATTTTAAATATTTTTCCTTATAATTTTGCATTTTATGTATTTATATATTAAATATATAAAATAATATATATTTAATTTAATTTAATATTATTTAATTTAATATTATTTAATTTAATTTTATTTAAGGAAAAAACAATGTAAAAATAGATGATAGAATAACATATTAATATAATATAAAACGCCTTAGTTTTTATTAATTCTATATATTTTGTAGGGTAAAATAATATAAATAAAAGTAACATACATGTTATGGAAAAATCGATATAAAATAAGTATAAGGTTTTTCTATTATTAAAAAATAAACTTTTATAATTCTTATGCATATAAATATATAATATTAATATACTTAATACTATAGAAAAATTTAAATAAATTTTTTTTTTTTCACTAGTAGTAAGTTTATTCATTATATTAATATAAGTTATTTTATTTTTATCTTATAAATTTTTTTAATAAATATTCGAGATATGTAAAATCCATATTATTATTTGATGTTTTTTTTGATAAATCTTCTATTTCTCTTAATTTTACCGCATAATTATAGTATGTAGTATTTCTAAATTTTTTGCATTCTTCTAGACTCATTGATCCTCCTTGTATCTTAAAACTAGTTTTTGAAGCTTCTGATAAACTGTTATAATAATCTTTATTAATAGAACATAAATATCGTTTGGCCTCAACATGTAATAATATTGGTTTTGATATACTAGGTTCAAAAAAATTTTTTAAAAAACGATATCCTACTAATTCATGATGTAAATTTTCATTTAAAAAATCTACATTATTATTATTTTCTTTTAGTAATAAATGACCAATATCATGTAAAAAACAACATAAGTGAAAATCCTCATTATCATCTATTTTTTTAGCCATTTCCATAGTTTGAAACGCATGTTCAATTTGACTAATTTTCTTATCATACATTGTTGTTCCTTCGGTTTTATATAAATCAATTATATAATCTAACACATATTGAACTTGAGACTTATTATCATCTTTTATTATATCACCTTCATAATGATTAATTAAACTAATTTTATCATTTTTTAAGGTTTTTTTTTTCATATCATAATATTCTTTGCGTAAATCACCTTCTTCTGCATCATTATATGTTATATATAAGGCTTTTCGGGGATTTGTACTTTTATTTATTGAACTTCGATGTGGAATATATGAATTAAACAATATAATATCACCAAATGAACTAGATATAGGATTAGTCCATTTTAAATTTTCTGGATTACAAATAACTCCATCATTATGTCCTAATATAGTATTTTCTGAATAATCATTTATACATAAAGGACTAAATTCAATACTACCATTTGATTCATTTGTAGGACATAAATTTATTAATGCTGTTATATGATTTTGTGAGTTTGGATATGCTGTTATATCTTGATGAGCTTTATATATACCAGTATTTGGATATTTATAATTAATTTTTTCTTTATATAATAATACTGGTTTTTCATATATATTAGATACTAAATTAGATAAAAAACCATTGGTTAGAAAATTATTCATTTCAGTATGCTTAATAATATTTTCAGTTCTACATAATCTTTTTTTATTATTAGAATCATATTCAAATTTATGAATATAATCTGAATTTTTTTTTAAAGAATCTATTTCTATATCTTGAACATATTTCTGTAATTCTATTTTCATTTTAAATGTCAATTGACTAGATAATAATATATAACCATATGTCTTAAAAAATAACCGTTGTGACTTATCTATTATATTAAATGAATTAAGCATATATTTATATTTATTTATATTTTTATTTTTATATAAAAATAACTAAAATTCAATATAAAATTAATTTAAATAAAAAATTAAAAATACAAAAATAAAAAATACGAAAATAAAAAATAAAAAAAATACAAAAATTAATTACTAATTATTATAAAATGATAATTAATTAATTAATAATTTATTCTGAGGCATTTTCTTCAGCTTGTTCTTGTTCTTCTTTTGTAACAATTTCATCTGATATGATCTTAATTCTATTTAAACATCTACCAGAAAAATTTTTATTTTGATTTAAAAAATCAGTTAAACGAACAATATAACTATCAAATTCTAGTGTTAATTTTTGTTGTTGGCCGGTTAAATTCATTATTAAATTACCTACATTAAATCCTCGTTTTTGTTTTTCTTCAGCACTATTTATTTTATCAGTAAATGTACCAATATCTTCTGCTAATTCACGCAAATTACTAGTAGTACAATTGATTAATGCAAATATTTCATTCATATCGTATTTCGCATTTGGATCTTCTATCATTTCTGGTTCACCAGCAACTGGTTCTTCATTTGCATCTAAATGATTTGGATTAGGAATCATTGGAGGAGGATATGGTTGCATATTTCTAAATTTGCGTGTTTTTATTTGTTCTTTAGTAAAACCTTCTGGTATTTCTTCAATAGCAAGAGCATTTTCAATTATACCATCACAATATTTATATAAATCTCCATATAATTTTTTTATATATACACTTTTCATATGAGTAAAAAAGTTTAAGTCAATTTGTAAAGAATCTTTTTGAAATCCTAATGTATCTAAAGAACTTCCTACATCATAACCCCGAGCTTTATCAGCTAACATATCTTGCTCAAAATCTTTTACAGATTGAATATCGCTTTCCAAATTTCCAATGAATTTATCCATTTCAGTATATTTAGCATTTATCTCATTTAGTATGCTATTATACTTATCGCTATCAATTTTATCCCGTAATGCACTGTCCGTTGGTTGTATCGCAGTCATTATATTTTATATTATAAATTAATTTTTAAAATAAATAAAAAAAATAAAAAAAAATATACCCTTAATTACCGTATAAAACCTTATAACTTATTAATATATTTATATTTATATTTATTTTTATATTTTTTTATATTTTTTTTATATTTTTTGGATTTATTTTATAGTTTATATTTTTGGATTTATTTTATTCATCAACTTCCTTTTCTAATTCTATCATTAGCCAGTTTTCACCATCTTCATAATAATACCAATAGCCTAATTTTCCTAATCCACCAGTTATAGCTAAACATATACCAGTTCCAAATACAATACCAATAGCATTTAATTCAAATAACATTGAAATTCCTAAAAATATTAATGGACACACTATAAATGTAAACAATATATGTAAAAATGGAAACCATTTAAATGTACGAGCTATTTTGCCATAGAATTTAGCCATATTTATTGGTATATTTCTAGTATATTCAAATGGATAAAGCAGCATAACCCCAAATATATTAAAACTTAAATGACATAATGCTATTTGTAGTGCATTTACTTTTCCAGTTACTAATGCGGCTAATAAACCAGTACATGTTGTACCAATATTTGCACCAAGAGTTATAGGATACATTTGTTCTAATGAAATAATATCTAATCCAACTAATGGTGTTAATGCTGATGTAGTTACCGAAGATGATTGGACGCTAATTGTTAATAAAGTCCCTACTAAAATATTTAAATATCCACCCCACCATGTTTCAGAAAATTGTAATGAATAACGAATAGTACTTTCACCAGCATCTAATAATGTTTTTTTCAAAAATGTTACTAAACCATATAAGAATATACATAATAATACTAATGATACTGCTAAACATATTCCACCAGCTATTTGATCATCCATATCTTTCATTACCCCACCTTTAATTAGTGTATCTACATCACTTGATGCTATTTTACCTTCTGAAATTTTATTAATCTTCTTTTTATCAACATGAATTATTAATTTTGTTAATGGACTTACAATAAATTTTAAAGGAGACTTAAAAGTCCCAGCTTCAGCTCCTTCCATATGTTCAGTAAGAAAATCAGTCCAATAATATAACATATGTGAAATACATTCTAATGGTAAAAATAATATTACACATAATATATTAAAAAAGTCATGGACTACTGCTCCACTAAATGCTCGTTGACGCTGATCTTTATCTTGCATTTGACCAATTGATACAATAGAATTTGTTACAGATGTTCCAATATTTGCACCCATAATTAAAGGAATTGCTGTTTTTACAGATATAATATCTGCTCCTACCATTCCAACCATTACAGAAGTGCTTGTTGATGATGATTGAACTAATACAGTAGCTAAAATTCCGATCATTAACCCGGCAATAGGATTATCAATATTTTTAAATAAATCACCTGCGGTTCTTCCTCCTAATACTTTAAAACTATCACCCATTAATGCTAAAGCAAACAAAAATCCATATAATGAACTAAATATACCTAATAAATTTATAAATAATGTCATAAAATAAGTATACTGATCTATTTCTTCTTCATCTGTTTTTGTTTGTTTGTTATCTTCTATTATTTCTATATTATTAATATCGTTTAACTCTATATTTGTTCTATTCATATATATATATATTTATAAATTTCTAAGTAGTTTAAAAATATTTTATTAAATATTATATTTAATATTTTAACAACATGAACTATTTATAATATTTATATCATCATTTATATTTCCACAAGCACCAAATAATCCATAATGCTTATTTTTTGTACCTTGTACATTAAAATATTTTGATAACCATGTTTTTTCTAACATATCAGCAGTATTACCACATACTAACATTGGTTTATTTGTAATAAATGTATGATGATT